GTAGAGAAAATCCTTATCAATCATTTAGAGGGATTGCAGTTCCAAGAAGCGTTTTGGAATATAGAGCCGCTGAAACTGCAGCATCTTCTGGAACAGAGGTTATGTCTTTTTCGGATCAACTACAAGCGAATTTAGTTCTTAAAAGCGCTGGAGCCAACTATTATTCTGCTGTTGCAGACCAAAAATTCCCGATTGTTCAATCAATCAGCTCTACATGGGCTTCGGAAGCGGCTTCAACTATTTCTGCGGCAGGTGGCACAACAAGTTTAACACTATCTCCAAAGAAACTAATTTCTATTGTTCAAATGAGTGCAGAAGCAATGGCTCAAAATGCTGGATTAGAAGCGGCTATTAGAAGAAATATGGCGGCAAGTATTGCAGCATCATTGGAAGGAGCTTTATTAGCAACAAGTGATACGAGTAATGCACCAGAGTCTATTTTTGCAGATTGTGCAACTACAAACACAGGAGTTACTGTTGCAGATTTTGTTGGATTAGAAACAACTGTTTTAGGGAATGATATTCCTTTAGAGGGAGCAAGAATGGCTTACATATTTGATAAAGATGCTTATGTAACAATTAAATCATTAGCTCAAGTTTCAAATGTTTCTCCATTGTGGGATAATGCAGATAAGAGATTAAACTCTTATTATGGATTCTTTAGTTCAAATGTTGGTAATGGAGGTTCAGCTGGGAAAGCACATTGTATGTTTGGAGATTTCTCCAGAGTGCATATTGCTCAATTTGGAGGACTGGATTTACTCTGGGATCCCTTCACAAACGCGGCCAGTGGTCTTGGTAGGTTGGTCGCAACAAGTTTAGTAGATGGGAACGCTGTTAATAATACAGTAGCATTTGCGAATATAATTGAAAGTTAATAATTAGTATATTAATATTAAAAGGGCTGGTTTAATAGCCAGTCCTTTTTTTTTAAATCCAATTTAAAATGAATAGAAGTTTAAAAGTAGATACAGCGGCAACAACTCCAGTTTTTACAACAGCTCAAGCAAAGGAATTTCTTAAAGTGGATGTAAGTACAGATGATACTTTAATAGATAATTTAGTATTGGCTGCAACAGAATCATGTCAAATTTATACTAATCAATATTTTATTAATACAGTAGTAACGCAATATAGCGACACTTGGGATGAATTTTATACATTATATAAAAGTCCAGTTGTAAGTATTACTCATGTGAAATATTATGATTCTGATGATACACAGCAAACTTTAGCTTCTTCAAATTATATTTTAGGCCACTACTCAAAACCTGCAAGAATTGGGGTTGCTGTTGGCGGAACTTTGCCAAATTTATCAGATAGAATAAACGCTGTTGAGGTTAAATATACAGTTGGTTATGGAACTGCATCAACAGATGTTCCAGAAGGAATTAGAACTGCAATAATTTTAACCGTTGGAAATTGGTACGAAAACCGCCAGAGCGTAATCAGTGGCCGAACAGCAACAGAACTTCCTTTATCAAGTCAATACTTATTAGATCAGTATAAAATACAGGTATGTTAAGCATAGGACAACTTGATAGAAGAATTGAAGTTATAGCTCCAGTCTATACAACAGATGATTATGGAGAGGAAACTAAAACTTATGATGATGCAACTTACAGTTTATGGGCTCATGTAGATTGGAAAAATAGTAAAAGAAAAGAAGAATCTCAAGAACAAGTTCAGGGAACAGATGTTGTTTTTTATGTACGGAATTTAGGAATAACAATTCAGGGAACTTATAGAATAGAATATGATTCCAAAACTTATATAATACAGGGGATTAAAGAAATAGATGGAAGAGAAAAATTTTTAGAAATAGAAACAAAAGTAAAAGATAATAAATAATGAGCGTTACAGTTGAAGCAAGAGGAATTAGAGAGATAATGCAGATGTTTGATGGTCTTCCAAAAAGAGTCAATAAAGATTTGGTATGGGGAAGATTTTGGAAAAAGGTTACAAAACCAATGCTAAAAGCTGCAGAAGGGGAAGCTCCTTTATTAAAACATAACTCAGGAAAAGACTCAAAGAGAAAAGGAAGAGTTGGAGTGTCATATCCTCCAGACAAAAGTTTAACAATTTCAAGAGGAACATTAAAAAAGTCCGTTAAATTTTATAGAACAAGAGCCTCAAAAGATAAGCATGTTCATGGTGCATATATTGGCCCAAGAGTAAAAGGAAAATTTCAGAAAAATAAAGGAGGTTACTACGGCGCTTGGGTGGAGTACGGACATAGAAACAGAGATGGATCAATGTCAAAACCTAATAACTGGATGGAAAGAGCATTTATGCAAACAAGTGGAGTTGTTTTAGAAAAAGGTTTTACAGATGCTGAGAAAATATTTATAAAGGCAGTTGCAGCTGATGTAAGAAGAATGAAAAAATACGGAGCCTTAGGATATTAAAATGGATATAGGAAAAGCAATATATAAAATTTTAAGCGACAATATAGCTGTAGCTTCTTTGGTAGGAACAAGTATTACTCCAAATATAGCGAAGCAAACAACAAAGTTTCCGTTTATTATTTATGATGTAAATTCCGAACCAGAAGGACAAAAAGATTCTGTAGCTTTATTAGATAAAGCTTCTGTTATGGTTTCTGCATATTCTAAAACTTATGCAGAAGCTTCAAAACTTGCAAACTATATAAGAACAGCTTTAGATAGAGTAAATGGGTTGTACGTTGGAGTTAATATACAAGCAATTAATTTTCAGGGATATGATGATGTTTTTGATGATATGAGTGGTTCGGATGGTATATATAGAAAGTCTTTAAATTTTGATGTTAGAATTTTAAATTCATTTAACAATATTTATTCCACTGCTTTTGATGGAGTTGATGATTATGTTGCAATTGATGGGATTAGTTCTGTAATAAACAATTCTTTAGGATCTCTTTCATTATGGGCAAAATTAGATACAACAACTTCAAATCGTGCTTTTTTTGCAAGTTATATTGATAGTGATAATTTAATTACTTTATTTTATGCGCATTCAAATAATGAATTAAAAGTAAATTATAGGGGTGGAGGAGCTACTAAAACAGTTAATACAACAGATGTAATTGAAGGAGATGGATTATGGCACCACATAGCTGTAACTTGGGATAGTGCGGGAGATTTGCTATCATTATATTTAGATGGAGTTCTGAAAGATAGTACAGCTTCTTTACCAACAATTGTGGGAACTGCAGCTGAATCTTCAATAGGAAATAATGCAAATTCTGGACAATACTTCTTAGGTAATTTAGATGAAGTAAGTTTGTTTAATGTAGAGTTATCTGCGGCAGATGTTACAACTTTATATAATGAAGGATTACCTTATACAGTTGCTGCAGATACTGGATTAATTGGATGGTGGAGAATGGGAGATGGAACTTTAACAGGAGATTCAATTGCAACTTTTCCAACAATACCAGATGATAGTTCAAATAGTAATGATGGGACAATGACTAACATGACTTCAACAGACTTTGAAGCTGATGTTGCAGACTAAAGATATGGATAAAAAATATGTTATAATAGAAAAAAGCTATGTTGATTCAATTGACTTTCAAAAAGTAATTGAAACTTCAAAGGCAACATTAAGATATAATTTAGATGGAACTAAAACAATAGTTAAATTTATTGGAGATGTTCCTGATTTTTTAAGTGGGGATAAAATATATTCTCATAGTGAAATAATAGAAATAATAAGCAATCCAGATAATGGTTGGATTGAACAAAATTAAAAGAAATGAAATATACATTAAAAAAATCTCTAATAGTAAATAGCCATAAAACTTTAGAACCAGGATGCGTTATGGATGTAACTCAAGAATATGCCGAGTGGTTAGATGAAAATGGTTATGGCACAGAAGAAAAGAAGAAAGTAAAAAAAGAAACGAAAGCAAAAAAAGAGGCTTCAGATAAGGAGCAAGAATTATAATTATAAATAAATTAAAAATAAAAAATTATGGCAGCAACAGACGGACAAATAAACGGAACGGAATTGAGAGTTTTCCTCGGCGGAACTCTCGTAGCCTACAGCACGAGTGCTACTCTTAATGTTAATCATAGTACCAGAAGTACCTCTTCAAAAGACAGTGGTGGATGGGAAGATAGTATGGAAGGAATGAGATCATGGGATGTTTCTTGTGATGCATTATATGCATGGCTAACTCCAGCAGGAGGAGCTATCGGAAATAATACTCTTAGTGATATATTTACAGCATATGTAGCAACAAGAGCAAGTTTTGAATTAACTTTTGGAGTTACAACTACGGACACAGGAGATACAAAATACGTGGGAACAGCTTGGATGACATCAGCTAGTTTAAGTTCTCCTTTAGAAGATACAAGTACCTTTTCTGTATCATTTCAAGGAAGTGGAGTTTTGGTACAATCAGTAGCGGCGTAACATTAACTTTTAGAACCTGCCCTTGCGTTTTCTTTTCTGAGTGCGGGGGTAGGTTTCTTTTAATTCAGAAAAGACAAAATACTTAGAATATGAAATATGAAATTTTAGAAATTGGAGAACACAAAATGGCGTGCAGATTTGGATTCAATGCGCTGCGAAAATATAGTTTAATGACTGGATCAACAATGAATGATTTAAGCAAATTAGCATCTGGAGAACTTACGTTTAACGATGCTTTTAGTTTAATTTATTGCGGATTACAAGATGGAAGTAGAGCTTCAAAACAACCGTTTACATACAGTATAGATGAGGTAACTGATATGTTTGATGGTAATATGGATTGTATGGAAAAAGCCTTTGAAATACTTGGAAGAGCAATGGGAGATGGTAACGAAAAAAAGGCCAAGGCCAAGAGAGCCAAGAAGAGCTAACTTGGCCTAAATTGGAACAGATAGCATTCGGACAATTAGGAATGAATGTTGATGATTTTTACGATATGTTGCCAAGAGAATTTTGGAATAAAATTGATGGTTTTTATAAACTTGAAAACTTGAGGCAAAGAAGCGACTGGGAGCGTACCAGATGGAGCACTTGTTTATTATTAAACATACAGCTTCCGAAAAACAAAAGTATCAAACCAACAGACCTTATAAAGTTTGAATGGGAAGAGGAAGCATTAAAAATAGATTTTAAAGATTTAAAAATGAAAGCAGAATATATTAAAAAATTAGAAGAGCATGGCAGCGAGTAAAGCAATAGNTNTCTTAAATTTCAAATTCAAAGCAGATTTAAGTAATTTTGATAAAGGAATGAACAGAGCTTCTAAGAAGCTGAAAAGGTTTGGAAAATCTGTAAAAAAAGCTGGGAAGTCGTTATCAATGGGACTTACTTTACCTATTGTAGCATTAGGAGCTGCTGCATTAAAAACATTTGCTGATTTTGAACAATCAATGCTTAAGGTAAAAGCGGTTTCTGGTGCTACGGAAGCAGAATTTAAAACTTTAACAGATAGTGCAAAATTACTTGGATCAACTACAATGTTCACAGCTTCCCAAGTTGCTGATTTACAATTTGAATTATCTAAATTAGGTTTTACTCCAGAAGAAATAAATAAAGCTACTGCAAGCATTCTTGCTTTAGCACAAGCAACTTCAACAGAATTAGGGGAGGCTGCTAATACGGTGGCAGTTGCATTAAATTCCTACAATCTTTCAGCTGATCAGTCTGCAAGAATATCAGATATTATGGCTTTAGCTTCAAGTTCTGCTGCTATTGATATGGAAAAATTTGGAGCTGCTTTACCAAAGGTGGCTGCAACAGCAAGAATATCAGGAGATTCATTTGAAACAATGACTGCAAAACTACAAGTTTTAGCAGATTCAGGAATGGAAGGAGCTAGAATGGGAACTCAGCTGAAAATAATGTATAGTAAATTAGCTGAAAAAGGACTTACTTGGGATAAAGCAATGGGTAAAATTCAAAAGTCAAATACGAAACTTGCAACTGCTCAAGAAATATTTGGTACAAATGCTGCAAATGCTGCTATAATTTTATCTGAAAGTACAACAAAATTGAACGAATATGAAGAAGCTAATTATGGAGCTATTGGAACAAGCCAACAATTAGCTGAGATTATGGATTCTGGAGTTGCGGGTGCTTTTAGAAGAATGCAATCTCAACTTGAAGGGGTT